TCCAAGCCTTTGCTCCATCGTGATCTTCATCTTGCTCAACCTTGATAGCCTCAACTTGATCGAAGATATCTTCAGGCGCTCCATGTCTGCCGATTATGGTTGTGCTTTGTTCATCAACGGATATTCTGTCTGCTGATCCAAGATGCGCCATTGTAACATCCGACAAACCAACTTCACCTACCTCTGAAATTACCGTTCCGCCAGTAAGAATTGCTAAATCCTTCAGCGCATCGGTACGATCTGCCCCAAAATCAGGTGCAGTTACCGCTACGACGGGAATACCTTCTCTGGTTTTGTTTTGAACCAAACTTCCAAGAGCTTCACCCTCAGCGCCGCCACATATGATCAGCAGG